TGAATGGTGTGAAAATTTTGATTCCTGTAAGGAGTCCACCTGATTTACTTTGGAAAGATGAAGGCTGGTCGGTTGATGGAAATTTGGTTAGTTTACCAATCCCACATGAATTGTTGGGTGTTCCTCAATTGAAGTTTGGTTTAGTTAAAGCACATAGTGATTTATTGTTGCTTACTACCAATCCAGAAAATTCTATTTCAAATGGAAAATATGTAGGCAAAGATGAGCACACGTGTCCCTCCGTTTTAGGCGACTGTGGTGCACCTTTGGTTACACCGGAAAACTTGTGTGTGGGAATCCACAATGCAGGTGGGGATAGTGAAAATGGGTTTATTGAATTCACCGCATCATTCTTGAAAAAGGACGGTGTGGATTTTCAATAAGTCCCTCAAAGAGACAAATTGTACATAGTGTTAGAAAAATAATTGAATGCTGTTATCCAGCAGATCTAGCACACAAATGTACAAACTTTGAGGGACCATCCAAAAATGCACAGACTTTCTTGGACGGATTAGCTCACCTTACTGTAATGGGTAGGGTGCGCCGATTTGTTCCGGAAGGAGGAAAGCATGATTGTGATGATCGCTTCTTTCAATCCTTTTGCGTGAAAATATTCGGAAAAACGCCTCGAAAAATCTTTGATGAATACCAATTAGCAAAACCAAACCATACTGCCGGTTATCTTTCGTTACTAAAATATAATAAACCCCAACCGGAGTTAGATTTGGAAGCATGGGCTGAAACCCTTACTTGGGCAGAGAAACACTTTGTTCATATGGGAAATAGCGATGTCCGTGATTTTGATGTTTGTGATGAAAAGGAAGAAACTGATGAAATGTGGGATGAAGTGTCTAGTGATGTTGAAAAGCGTGCTAGCCCTGGATACCCTTGGACTCATTGGTTTAAATCTAAAAAGGAACTTTATGATTATCAGGAAGGAGAATTCTTTAAAACGTTTTGTCTTAAGTATTGGCAAGATCTATCGCAACCCTGCTGTAGACCTGTCTTTTGGACTAATAATGTTAAGGAGGAGTTACGCCCACTAGAGAAAGCATTTGCAAATTTGCTTCGTACTTTTGTGGGATCTCCGGCTGAGCTTGTTACAGCAATGCAACAAATGTTCGCCGACATGAATGATAAACAACATAGTTCTGTTCATAAACATTGGAGTTTTGTAGGTGGTACAAAATTTCGTAGAGGATGGAATAAGTTATACAAACGTCTCAATAGGCACCCAAATGCTTTTGAGCTTGACGAAAGTCAATATGATTCCTCTCTTTTTAGGGAGTCAATGTTTGGAATGGCAGAGTTTAGGTGGAGAAAACTTAAACCGCAGTTTCGAACTGGTGAAAATCGTAATCGTTTGGATAATATTTATAAGGAAATTGTAGAAAGCTTAATTGTTACACAAGATGGTGATGTTGTCATGAAAGAAACCGGAGGTCCCTCTGGTAGTTTCAATACTATTGACGATAATACTGTAATTTTGTTTCGATTGTTGGCTTATGCCTGGATTGTTCTCTGTAAGGAGAATGGTCACCCTGAAATGGCAACATATGAATGTTTTATTACACATGTTGAAGCGGCTATGAATGGCGATGATAATACTTGGACCTGTTCTGATGAAGTTGTTGGGTGGTTTAATGCTACCTCAGTTTCTCGTGTATGGTCGGGTATTGGAGTCACTACAAAAAGTCCTGATTTTAAACCTCGGAAATTGGAAGATTGTTGGTTTTTGAGTTCTGGTTTTAGAAAAATTGGTGATTGCTGGGTACCCTACCCTGAACATCAAAAAGTAATGGCCTCTTTGGCCTACCATAATTCATCTCCCTTCAATCCACGTTGGAGTTTGTTGAGAGCTTGTGCTTTACGAATTGAGAGTTTTTGGAATGATGAAAGTCGATTTTTGATTGACGAGTATATATCGTTCCTTTTGAATAATCATTGGAATGAGTTACATGCTCCTAGGGATTTAAAAGATCCTAAGGACATGTTTTCCTTTGATGATGTGTTTAGTGTTTACAAAACTGATACACAAATCAAACAGCTATATCTAATGGAAGAAAGTAATTGCAAAGTTGCTGAATCTGTTGGAGCATTGGGTGATCTTGATCAACTAATTGCTTATTGTATTATGGGTTAGTTATAAGTTTCGAACACCCCATAAAATAAAAATGGCTAAAACAAAAGCTCAAAAAGCACGTGCACGCGCACGCAAAAACAACGCTTCCTTATCGCAAGGTAAGAGAGGTAAGGGCCCACGACTCATTCGTGGCCCGGTCGCTCGACCGGGGAACAAAAAGAGAAGAAAACGGAATGGAAAGGGAAGGAAAGGCAAAGGACGTACTGTCTCAGATGGTATTTCTAAGGGGAAAATTTTTCAAAATTCCTCTACAATTGTCGATCCTTTTCGTATGCGAAGAGAAAAGGTGTGTAATGTTATTAATAACACTACTTCTTTCTCTATACAACAACAGTTTTATCTTAATCCAGGTAATTCTACGTTGCATCCTATATTTTCACAAATTGCTGCTACATATGAGCAATATCAAGTGAAGAAATTAAGGTTTGTGTATGAAGACCGAATGTACACTGCTTCAGGCAGTGTTGTCGGTGCCCCTAAAGTCATCATGACCACTTCTTATGATGTGGATGATGCTCTTTTTATTAGTGATACTCAAATGGAAAACTATGTTGGTTCAATGACTTTTCCTGGATACACTGCTAGTGTGTCCCATGATTGTATTGCTTTTCGAAAGAAAAGAAATCGAGGGTTGATGCCTCTGAATGATTATTTTGTTTATCCTAGTGCAAATGGTGAGACTCCTCTTGCTAGCGCTGGAAAATTTTATGATTTTGGACAATTTCAACTCGCCGTCCTTGGTGGAAGTGATACTACTTCTATCATCGGGGAATTATTTGTGGAATATCAGTATGAAATGATAAATCCCAAACAGAGTACCGCTTCGGGCGGTTTCTCTAATGCCTTAATGGCTCACATTGTTGAGTCTGGTCCTGCTTCTGCTACTACTGTTGCCCCTTTGGGTATTGGTGGTGGTAGTGTACGTCCTGGCTCTACTCTTACTAGTATTACTTCTAATATTGGGTTTACTATACCTAGTGTTGGTACCTATCTTGTTGCGTCAATGCACACGGGTACTCTTATAACAACTGCTACAAGTGGTTTTATTTTGGGAAGTAATGTATCTACTGGTCCTAATCTTGAAAGAGATAGTGTGGCTTTTGGTACAACAACTGTTAATACCGCTGGTACTATAGCGATGTTTACTGGTATTTATACTGTAAATGCTCCTGGTACCACTTTTGGATCTAATGGTTTCACTTATACTGGGTTAACTGGTATGGTTGGAGCTACTGCTGATGTGTTTATATGTCAGCTTGTTCCTGGTATTACAGCACCTAGAAAGGGTATATGTGAAGGAACGAACGTCAAAACTGATACTAGAATTGGCGCTCTGGAAAACCAACTTGAACAGTTGATGAGGTTATTGAAGGTAACCTTGGATGTAAATCCTAAATCCCTATGTAGTAGTAAACACATAGATGAAGAGCATAAAACTAGTGTGGAAAGTTTGGAATTGGCGGCAACTGATTCTGAACCGGATGACTATAATAGTGCGATTGAACTCACTCGGTGTGGTGGGGTCAAGCGATGTGATGTGAAAATACCTGAAACTCCTCCTGTGTCACAACGGGGTGATAAGATTGGTATATTCAATAAGTATTTAAATCCATATGTTGATAAGAAATAGGGTGAGCGAACGTTCTCCCATTTCTCGTCGATTTATTTTATATTTTTATAATTTGTTTGATATATTTTTCTTGTTTCTGTTTCTTGTATATTTTGCTAACACTGTGGGGAGAATGAACTCCTAGATGTTCTTGTCTAGGAGAGTAGTTCCCTCGCGTGAAACTTTGTCAACCTTGTCTTTTTGGTTGAGAAAGTGACGGTATTGAAGGTGTATAATAAAACTTGTATGAATGATGTATGGTCAGGGGAAACCCTTTTTCTATCTAAACGTAGAATTAAGACTGTTATTATTGCTGAGTTAAAAACGCCGTGTATGGAAAAAATATGGATGTAAGTGGCTGGAACAGAACAGTATGGAAAGACAGACCGTAGAAGGTGATAGTCCC